GCTGCTAATGATGAGACACCTTATCGCCGTGTAACGGCGCAGTATCGTAAGCAACAGATTGACCAGACTAGAGAGGCTGGAGAGCAGACTCTTACAGGATGGTGGGTTAGAAGTCAATCCTCATTTCATCAAGGGGCTGGCATTAAGTTCTTTGAACCGCTGCAAAATGAGTCGCTTCGCTTCCAGTTTACCGAATCTAAAGGTATAGATATCTGGACCAAAGGTCAGACTACCCTACTAAACTCTACAGTCAGAGCCTTATCTTCTGCCAATAATCCTATCATCATCGGTGCTAATGATGGCAGTGATGACTGTTTAGTAATAGCAGATGGAACTGCCTTAAAGAAGGTCACGATGAGTAGTGATACTCCAACCTCATCTACTTATACCCAAGCGGGTACCCCATCTACTATCTTCGACCTAACAACCGATGGAATCAGATATTGGTTTATCAATACCACTCACGTTCACCGAGGAAATATCGGTGGAACTACCAGCGATGTTGAAACCTATAACGCAAGTAGCACTACAAGTGCCAGAATTAAATACATCAAACAACGCCTTATTGCTACTATCAATAATAAACTTTATGAATTAAATGCTACTCATACTGGCGGTGGAGCTCTACCTACAGACCACTATACCCATCCACAGACTGACTGGACTTGGACTACCATTGCAGAAGGACCACAGGCTATCTATGTAGGTGGCTATAGTCGTAAGAACTCATCTATCTATAAGATTACTTTAGATCTTGCTAATGCTAATACTCTTGGATTCCCAGAACTTAGCGTTCCAACGGTAACTGTTGACCTACCTGAAGGTGAAATCATTAACACCTTTGATACCTACCTTGGAACCTATGCAGTACTTTGTACTAGCAAGGGTGCAAGAGTGGGAGTACTTAATGCTGATGGAGATATCTCCTATGGACCGCTTCTATTTGAAGCAGAATGTACCGATGTAACCTTCAGAGATAGATTTGCTTATGTATCTACAAAGGTAGGCGGAGAGTCAGGCCTAGTTCGCATTGACCTTGCTCAACCTATTGAGGCTAATAGCCTTGTCTTTGCCTATGCTTGGGATGTGTATGCCTCTGGTGAGACTACAGTATCTAACTCAGTAGCCTTCCTAGGTGCTACAGATCGTGTAGCTTTCTGTGTTCCTGGTGATGGTGTGTGGATTGAATCATATGGAGTTAAGGTAGCAAGCGGATACCTGCAGACTGGTTATATTAGATATAACACCACCGAGAATAAAGTCTTCAAGTTGTTATTCCCACGCTTTGACTCTGCAGATGGTGGACTATCTATCCAATCAATCGATAAGAACGGTACCACTTACAGCATCGGTAGCTTCTTGCAGGATTCTACTGTGAGTGAAGTTGGTATCCCTTATCCTGTTGGAGCATTTGAATACCTTGCATTTAAGTTCACAATGACTCGCTCTAGTGATGACTCTACTTTGGGTCCACTATTTACGGGCTATCAAGTTAAAGCCCTGCCTGCTGTACCAAGACAGCGCTTGATTCAGTATCCATTATTCTGCTATGACCACGAGACAGACCACTTCGGAGTAGAAGTGGGATACGAAGGCTCAGCCTGGGCAAGAATGCAGGCGTTAGAGGCTATCGAAAATACTGGCGATACGGTCAGAGTAGAAGACTTCAGGACTGGTGAAACTTATATCGGTTTAATTGAAGAGATGGACTTTATCAATCGCACACCTAGTGATAAGAGATTTTCTGGCTTCGGCGGAATGCTCCTAGTCACCATCCGTTCTGTATAAGGAGAACATAAATGACCCCTGCTGACTGGGCAATACTAGTTGCCACCATTCTTGGAATAGCCTCAACTATATTTATGGGACTACGTTGGATAGTTCGTTCATTTCTTTACGAACTTAGACCCAATGGTGGGTCCTCATTAAAGGACACAGTTAATAGGCTAGAGAGCAGGGTCGATGAAATCTATAAGATTCTGGCGGAAAGAGGATGACAGATGAAAGTAAAGATAGCTCGCAAAGCAACTCCTGCTGCTACTGCTGTGCTGAAACAAGCGACAGCGTTGTGGCCCAAGCGCAAGAAAGCATCCGACGGATTATTGCCCTCATTGGCACACATCAAAGCCAGTCCCAACAGCGATCACAACACGGGTCTTGCTGTTGATTTAACTCACGACCCAAAGGCTGGTGTGAATTGTGATATCTTCTTCGAAGCTTTTAAGAAAGACAAGCGAGTCTCATACCTCATCTTCAAATCTAAAATCTGGTCAAGGCAGCGAAAGTCAGAAGGCAACAGAAAGTATACTGGTAGTAACCCTCACGATAAGCACCTACATATTTCTATTAACCCTGACTGCGCTAGCGATACTAGCGACTGGTTCTGGTGGATAGAAAGTAAGCCAAAGAAGACACCAGCAACTGTAGTAAAGGTTGCTGCATTAAAGGTCCATAAGCCAAAGAAGAAGCCAGCACCAAAAACCACAAACGATAAGTTACGCAAGAAGTCAATCCTTGGTTCCTTATTTAAGAAAGGCAAGAAATGAAAAAACTCCTAAAGAAGTTCAAGACCCCTGAGTTCAAAGCTGCAGCAAAGTCTTACCTTAGAGCAGTACTAGCATCAGCGGTAACTATGGGCATAGCCCTAGCTACTGATGTAGCTCCAGAGTATGCAGTCCTCATCGGTGGTATTACTGCTCCGCTGATTAAGTGGGCAGACAAAGCCGAAGAAGACTTCGGCCTGAAGTATGATAAGGCCAGCAAGAAGAAGTAATTAGCTAAGCGCGAGGCAAAGCCCCTGTTCCCTTTAATGGGAATGGGGGCCATTTTTTGTTGTCTAAAGCAGGTTCTAGAATGCCCGAAATCGGGGCTGTGAGGCGATTACAGAGGTTCTGGCGTAGAATTCGAATCCAAGTGAAGACTTATTTGCCAAGTTTCTGTTTCTTCAGGCCAGCCTTCAGCCAGAGATCCGTGAGACTGAACCATCTCGTAGCAAAATTTAGTTACCTGGCTCATTTTAGTAAAGACCTTAGAACTTTTCTTCAGGTTACACATCTTGCAGGTGGCTACCCAATTATCATCACCACCGCTATATCCTAAGTAAGACCAGGGTATGAAATGGTCCCAATGGACTTGCACTCCTTGTAAAGATGTATTGCAGTATGCACACCTACCACACTGCTTTATTAATATAGAAGCAGCTAACTGTTTGTTGTTTAGTTGTCTTCCATAAGAACCATATTTAGCCATAGGGTTAAGTGTGAGGTTTATCCAACGGGCAGGGAGCCTTGAGAAGGTTTCCGCAGTTAGCACATTCAACATCTAAGCCATACCAGCAGATCTCATAGTCATCGAATTGGACGTAGGTAGAAAAGACAGTAGAACCGCAGACGCATTGATGCGTCGGTCCGACAGAGCGCAGGTCGGAAGCATTGATAGGCGGAAGCTTCTTTTTTCGCAGGATTGGTAGACGGAACATACTATTAGGCGCCTCCTTGCATCGGGCGCCTTCTGCTATATTGCGCCCCCAAGGGCGCTATCTACAGCGGGCGCTGGGCGCACAGGCGCCCGTATTAGTAATTCGCCTATGGCTCATATTGTAATCTCCGATGGGAGTGTCGCAGGGGCGACACGCCGAAGATAGGATATTATTTTTATCTAATGACTACGTTAGTAGGAATCCAGCTCGATGACCGATGCGTCATCGCTGCTGACTCTCAGATCACTGAGGATAATTTACGGACCGTTGCTACCGCAACTCCGAAGATAATCTTCGTGGGTAAGTACCTGCTGGGTATAACAGGTGACTCACGTCCTGGTGATATCTTAGCGTACAACTGGAAGCCACCGCTGTACAAAGGAGTAGACCCCGTGCAGTGGATGGGTAAGAAGATTATGCCGTCCATCCTCGCGGCTTTCAAAGAGAACGGATATGAACCATATGAAGCTGGCAAAGACAAAGATTCAGGATTTGATTATCTGGTGGCGTTTAACGGTGACATCTTTCATATCGCAGTGGACTTATCGTTCATCAAGAACGACTCTGGTCTCTACGGTCTTGGCTCTGGTGGGCAGTTTGGTCTTGGCTACCTTACTGGTGTACCTCGTCGTCAACTTAATCTAGACCCAGCACGACACGCCGAGAAAGCTGTTGAGATAGCGTCAGTGCTTGACGTTAATACTTGCCTGCCAATACAGTTGGTTACTCAACATAAGGAGTACTAATGAAAGCAGCATACGATTTAGGTAATTATAGTCTGCACTTTAATAGGCATTACTTAACTAACTTTGCTTTAGGTTTTGACTATTATCAGATCTTTGCCTATCCAGAGGGATATCACGATGCAAGTATATTTCAGTTAAACTTGCTCTTCTTTAACATTACAATCACTAGGTGGTGTATATGGACATAAAAGAATTATTAATTAAAGCTCTGCACGATAAAGAGAACAGTAGACCAAGGTCTACACAGGTCCAGATAGGACCATCAGAATTGGGTGGATGCCGCCGTAAGGTTTGGTATCGACTCAACGACCAGGTAGAGACTAACGATAATGAGTTAAAGCTTGCTGCCATAATGGGCACAGCCATACACTCAGCAATCGAACAAGCCTTTGCTGGTAATAAATCCATAATGCTTGAAGCCACTGTTGAGTACAACGGTATGAAGGCTCACGTTGACGCATTTGTTTCGGACACAGGTGATGTCATTGACTGGAAGACAGTTAAAGCGAAGAACCTTTCATACTTTCCGTCGCTACAACAAAGGTGGCAGGTGCAAACCTATGGCTACCTAATTGAAAAGTCTGGGATGGGGAAGCCCAAGACTGTAAATCTGGTAGCCATTCCAAGAGATGGCGATGAGAGAGACATCAAGGTTCACTCAGAACCATACGATGAATCTATGGCTTTGGAAGCGCTGAACTGGTTAGCTGCTATCAAAGAAGCCAAAGACATACCAGCACCAGAACGTGATGAGAACTACTGTAAGTTCTATTGTAAATACTTCGACTCATCAGGTGAGATTGGATGCGCTGGTATAAAAAAAGAACGTACAAAAACTGATCTACCTCTAATAGATAATCCCGATGCCGATATGAAAGCTTTGGAATATCTGCAGGTCGATAGACAAATCAAAGAGTTAGAATCTAAGAAGGATGCCTTAAGAGATACTCTCGGCGGTATTACTGGATTAACTAACTCAGGATTTGAAATCAAATGGACAACAGTCCAAACAAATACTGTCGATAAGGAAGCGGTGGAGAAAGCACTAGGCTTCGTACCGACAAAGCAAGGCAAGGAAAGCGCAAGGCTTTCCATCAAACAAGTAGGAGGAAGTAAATAATGGCTGCACCAGAATCAACAAAGTTACAGGTTAATTTCAAGTCACCCGATGGGACTCTTATTAATCTTTATGCTGCAAACAAAGAAGAACTGGAGGCGCTGTTAACTGCAGCGCAGGACTTTTCAACACTCATTTCAAGTGTTAGTAAATCTTTTGGAAGCTCTGGATATTCTGCACCCGTTTACGCTAGTAAGCCTAGAGTAGAATCATCACCTGAGATTAATGATCAGGTTGCTGCATCAAGTGCAAATTCCTGCAAGCACGGAGCAATGAAATACCGTGAAGGTGTAGGCGATAAAGGTCCTTGGAAGGGATACTTCTGTCAGGCTCCGAAAGGCGCACTTGACAAATGCAAAAACGTATACGTGAAGTAAGCGTATGCGAGAGCCACGTAACTACGAGGCTCCACTATGTGCACAAGTCGATGGGGAAATCTGGTTTCCTGAAAAAGGAGCAAGTATTACAGATATATCTCGTGCAAAAAGTATCTGTAACGCTTGTACCCATAAATTTGAATGTGCTGAATGGGGTATTAAACACGAAAGATTCGGTATCTGGGGTGGATTAACTGTTCCAGAATTGAAACTTATACGACGCAAAAGAAGGTTGACATTACCGAAGGAGAAAAGTGCTTAAGCTTTCAAGAGCTTGGAGTAACACCACATCTAGGGCCGAACCCCTGCCCCAGGTGTGGAATGACTTAAATTATTTTGACATAAAATTCCGCAGAGGTCAGGTCTGTATGATTGCAGCAGCACCTAATGCTGGTAAGTCTATGTTCGCTTTAATCTATTCAATCCAAGCGAAAGTTCCAACGCTTTTCTTCTCGGCAGATACAGACACAGCAACAGTAATGATGCGATCTGCTGCTCATATCTCTGGACACGGACAGACTATTGTAGAAAATAAGTTACGGGAAGAACCGTATTACTATAATGATGACCTACAAAACATCAGTCATATCCAGTGGGTCTTTGATTCCAACCCATCACTTGATGATATAGAGATGGAGATTAAAGCCTATATTGAACTCTATGGAATATCGCCAGAGTTGATAGTGATAGACAACCTGATGAATGTTGCAGCAGAGCAAGATAATGAATGGGCAGGATTGCGTCAGATTATGATGGAGCTACACGATATGGCTAGAAAGACTGAAGCCTGTGTGATAGTTCTACACCACGTCTCAGAGCAGACTGAGTATGGCCCAGCCAATATGCCACCTGCTAGACGTGCTATACACGGCAAGGTAAGTCAGTTGCCGTCATTGATATTAACTCTGGGTTACTCTCCGACGGAAGGAACGTTAAGGGTATCTCCAGTAAAGAATCGCTTCGGTCCAATGTTTGCAGATGCAGGTCAGCACGTTGCCTTGTTTGTAAACTTTGCTACTTGTCAGATAAGTGATTCAAATGATTACGGAAGAATGATTAGACGATCTAACCCACAGGTGGTGCATTAATGAAAGCATTAGTCTTAGGTGCAGGAGGCTTCATTGGAAGCCATCTTGTTAAGAGTTTGAAAGAAGAAGGATATGAAGTAAGAGGGGTTGACCTGAAGTATCCTGAGCATTGGGATACTGCTGCAGATGAGTTTGTTATTGGAGACTTAAGAGATAGAAGAATTGTTGATGAAGTATTAGATGAGCCATATGATGAGGTATATCAGTTAGCTGCCGATATGGGCGGTGCTGGTTATATATTTACAGGTGAATCTGATGCAGACATTATGCACAACTCTGCAACTATTAACTTAAATGTATTAGATAGAGCAAAGGATATAGGAGTTAAGTCTATCTTCTATTCATCTAGCGCTTGTATGTATCCAGCTTACAATCAAGAAAACCCTAGCGACTTTACTTGCGAGGAGACAAGTGCCTACCCAGCAGACCCTGATAGTGAGTATGGCTGGGAGAAGTTATTCTCTGAGCGTTTATATCTAGCCTACAACCGTAACTATGGAATGAGTAATGTTATTGCTAGATACCATAACATCTTCGGTCCTTATGGAACCTGGCAAGGTGGAAAGGAGAAGGCTCCTGCTGCTATCTGTCGCAAGGTTGCAATGGCAACAGATGAGATAGAGATATGGGGAGACGGAGAACAACTTAGATCATTTCTTTATATTGATGAGTGCATTAAGTTTACTAAGTTGCTCTATCGTAATAGGGTAAACCAACCAGTTAATATAGGTTCTACTGAGACAGTAAGCATCAGTCAGTTAGCAGATTATGTTATGCAGATTGCTGGCAAAGAACTAACCAAGAAGTATGTAGAAGGACCAACGGGAGTAAGGGCTAGGACTAGCCATAATGAATTGATTAAAAGTTACTTAGGTCAAGCTCCGAGGGAGTTTCTATATGCAGGATTGGAAGAGACTTACAAGTGGATTGAGTCTCAGATATGAGGATGCTTGCTTTACTGCCATCAAGAGGCAGACCAGATGCTGCTAAGGAATTAGCAGATAACTTCAAAGAGACTGCAATGATTACCAAGTTAATCTATGCGGTAGATGAAGATGATCCTACGCTGGATAGGTATAAAGAATTACTTGGTGAAGAGATGGTAGCTGTAACCCCATCGGCAGGTGTAAGAGGGGTGGTCTATCCGTTGAACTATTGGATTAGACAGTACAAAGATGATTACGAATACTTTGCATTTATGGGAGATGACCATAGGCCACGCACTAAGGGCTGGGATTTAGTCTTTGCAAAGGTGATAGATATGGGAGCAGATATCATCTATGGAGATGACCTGTTCCAAGGTAAGAACCTTGCTACTGCTGGTGCTATCTCAGCTCGCGTAGTTAGAGCCTTCAACGGTATGGCTCCTGATGTATTGCAACATCTATACATAGATAACTTTTGGATGCAGATAGGCTATGACCTAAAGACTCTGTACTACTGCCCAGAGGTCATCATAGAACACCTGCATTACATCAATGGTAAGGCACCGATGGATGAACTCTATGCTGCTATCAACTCTGATGAACGCTATGAGGTAGACGGTCAAAGGTTCAGAGATTACATCGCATCGGATGAATATAAGAAGATTATAGAGAGCCTGAAGAAGTGAAACACCTTATAGTATATTCACTATATGGCAACCAGCCACGTTATACGGTGGGTGCTATCAAGAATGCCATTCTTGTACAGAAGTATCCTTATTACACAATGCGTTTTTATGTAGGCGAGTCAGTTCCTGAATGGCTGATTAGCACCTTAAAGTTATTTGAAAATGTAGAGATTTGGCCGATGATGGGTCCTGAAGATTCACGTGCTATGTTCTGGAGATTCTATGCCCTGGCAGAACTGGACTATGACTACATCTTAGTTCGTGATGTAGATGCAAGACTTAACGACAGAGAAATTGATATGCACCAAGAGTTCGTTGAGTCTGGTAAGGGCTTTCATATAATCAAAGACCATCCAACGGGTCATAACTATCTAATATCTGGTGGAATGTTTGCTGCTAAGAGCTTAGTACTGCACGATATCCATAAGTTAATAAATGCCTGGGGTCCAAAGAACCATTACGGAAATGATATGGAGTTCCTTGCTTGGATCTACAACAGAATCAAAGATGATTGTTTAATTCACGATGAGTATTACAATACACCAGGCTCTATCAAGAGTCGCATCAAGAAAAAGCATACCCTTGATATGGTTGGTGCTGCACTAAATGAAAACGATTTATATATCTATGATAACGATTCCGAACGTTCAGTAATAGAAACAGGAAGCAGGTATCATCGTGTCTAGTTACAACAAGGCTAAGGGTTCTAAATGGGAGACAGACTTGATGAAGTATTTGCGTAAGTTAGGACACTTTGCAGAGAGACTCGCCAAGGCTGGTTCCGCAGATGAGGGTGACTTGGTGACTATAATTGCAGGTCAGACCTACATTCTAGAGTGTAAGAACAGAAAGAAGATTGACCTTCCTGCCTTCTGGGACGAAGCACAAAAGGAAGCAAAGAACTATGCAAAGGCTAGAGGGCAAGTGGTTGCACCGCTAGCCTTTGTAATAGTTAAGAGAAGAAATCACGGAGTAGAAAAGGCTTGGGTGGTCCAAGACTTAGATCAATGGTTAATAGATAGGAAATGAAATGCCAATACCAAGTGGAGATATAACAAGCAGTGAGATATTTAATACACCAGAAGTAGAGAAAGAACCTGAAGATGTACAACTGCCTGAAGAACCAAGTGAGATAGAAGAGAAAGAGCAAGAGTGATTTGTTCAGATTGTAAAGTAGCTGGAAGCTTTAACTCACAGGGTAACTACGATAAGGCTGAAGAGTTACACCAATACTGCAAAGGAGACTGCGGATGCCAGCACAAGACTGGTCCAGGGTGGGTCGTAAAGGCAGGAGAAAAGGTTCCACTGATGCAACTGCAATCCCCATAGCGGTAGTCATTGGCTACTTCGGTGGTGAAGTAAAAGAGGGAAGGAATGTATCGGTTAAGTGTTGCATACATAACGATACAAGACGCAGTGCGGTGATAGATACCTATGGCAATTTATACTATTGTCATACCTGCGGTAAGGGTGGAACTGCAATAGATGTTATTATGGAGAAGGAAGGGGTGAGTGTTAAAGATGCTTTCGAACGTGCAAATGAAATCCTTACTGGAAGCGGCGAATCATTACAGTCAAAATCTAAACGAGGCAACTCTAAGTTATCTAGAAGGACGTGGAATATCTGAGGATGTAGCACGTGATTTCAAACTGGGTACTATAACTGACCCTATTGCTGGTCACGATATGTATAAAGGGTGGCTATCAATTCCATACATAACAGCTATGGGATTATGTGTAGGCTTTAAGTTTAGAAGATTAGATAATGGCTCACCTAAGTATGGCTCACCGCTAGGACAGAAGGCTCATCTCTATAACGTTACAGATACTATGGTGGATGCAGGATCTATAGTTATATGTGAGGGTGAGTTAGATGCTTTAATAGTTTCAGGTTTATGTAATATACCAGCAGTAGGTGTGCCTGGAGTTGCTGCTTGGAAGCCACACTTTGCTAGATTATTTACAGGATTTGATAGTGTTTATATCATCGGTGATAATGACCTCAAAGAAGATGGTTCTAATCCTGGTGCAGAGTTTGCTAAGCGTGTTGCAGGAGAGTTAACGAACGGAGTTATAGTACAATTACCGCCAGGTATGGACCTCAATGAGTTATATCTGGCGCAAGGGCCTGAGTCAATCGAACATTTAGTAGGAGGAGCGCGATGAATGAACAAGAAGGAGTTACAGGAAATGGCCAGATTATTGACGGATATGGGGATGATAATAGTCTCGATAGATTACAAGAGTGGTACGATAACCTGTCGCCCGATTCCCGCAAGAAAGTAAAAGATAACTTTGTAACAGAAGTCTGGCGTATCTTAGATGCAGCAGGTAACCTACTAATTAAGAAGCACTTAGATTATGGTCCAAAGAATATCGCACACTCACCAGGTGGTGCGCTCAATGGCCTGCGGGTACGGATGCACGATAAGGTAGCAAGGATTAACCACCTTGTAGATTCTAAGGTAGCTCCATCTAATGAGTCTTTGCGTGATTCATTTATAGATCTATTAAACTATTCAGCCATAGCAATTATGGTATTGGATAATAAGTGGCCTGAGTTACCCAATGACTAAAAAAGAATTGGAACAAAAAATAGAGGAATTAAAATCCAGTAATGGAGGTTGGGATAGAGAGTCCTTAAAATCTCTTGGTGTTTCTTGGCCCCCAGTCAAAGGATGGAAAAAGAAATTATTAGAGGAAGACAATGACTGAGAAGTATAGTTGGTATAAGGCTGCACTACGCAGGAAGAAGATAACAGAAGAGAAAAGATTAAAGGCTGCCCGATACGTAGAAGAGATGAATAAGAGAGCCAATGAACAATCAACTACACCCCGCGTTCTTTGACATAGTACCCTCGGTAGGTAGCTCTATTGCTAGACGCTATCGCCAATGGGTAGAAAGAGATGATGTAGTTCAAGAGTGCTACACCTGGGCTATGATGAGGGCTGACCATTACTTTGAGATGCTCAGTGAAGAGAACAAACTACAGAGAACTCTCAATGAGAAGCGCATTATATGGCAGATGCGTAGACACGCGGAGCGTTATGTACGTAAAGAGAAGGCTCGTAAGGCAGGCTATAAGATAACCGATGAAG